CAGTCAGGTAGTTATTAACTGTATAACCTTCTGGGATTGAACCATTGTTTACGATAGCGTTGATGTCGTTATCGGTTGTACCAACACGCAATTGAGTTTCGAGCAAACGAGTTGCAACGAACTGGAGTGCAGGAGGAACAACCAACTTCTTAGGCTTAGCAGCGATCAACAGGCCACGCTCATCTGTCCAAGCAGCGATTTGAATTACAGCGGCTTCCAAAGAAGTCTCATTCAAGTCAGCAGGAGTAGATGGAACGTTGCTGTTTGTACCGCCAGATACCAATGGGTGTGATGCGCTGAAGAGAGGAACGCCATCACCACCGTTGTAGCCAGTTGTGAAACCGTTGTTCAATACAGCAGCAGCTTTAACCTGCTTGGTATAAGCCATAGCACGAGCTAGACCTTTGGTGTAGCGAGCTGATAAAGAATCGTACAAGTTATCTTCGATTGCTTCTTCAGTCAAGCTAAAGCCTAAGGCAATAGTTTCGTGGTTGTAGCGAGCTGTCCATGCTTCTTGCGCATTGTCGTAAGCGATGGCAGAGCCTTCGTTCTTAACAGGTGCTGCAGAGAAACCTGACAACTTTGTTTCTTCTTCAAAAGAACGCTCAGAAGTTTCTGTTTCGTAAATCTCTTTGTGTTGCTCACCGTAGCGGGCATACTCAAGACCGAACAATGCGTTCAAACCAGGTAAAAGCTCTTTTAGGAGCTGTGCACGTGAAATAGCCATTATTTAGCTCCTTATACGTAATCGTTGCCGGTAGTGCGCAAGATTTGTGGATTGTTCAATTTAACAACTACTTCAACATAAGCGTTGTTACCCGTTGCTGTTTCTGGAATTACTGCTACTGCACGGACAGGTAACGCAGCTGCATTGCCTTGACCAATAGTAGGTGTAATAACAGATAAGCCAGAATTGCCTGTAGTAGTAGAACCTGTACCCTGACGGATAGACAAGTTTGTACCAACAACAGAAGCGTTTGCAGTTGTTACTGTAGCGTTACCAGAGAAGGTAATTGCTACTTTAAACGCAGCCATTGAATCGTCAACTACATAAGCAATAGCTGAAGTTGCGCTATTACCTGGGTAATATTGAGCTTGTACAGTCTGGCCTTGTGAATTGACGTACTGAACACCTACAAATACGCCATAAGTTGCATTAGCTGCGGCAGTGGTTGCATCTGTGGTTACGTTTGATTTTTGAATTGTGCCACCTGTGACTAAAACGATGTCACCGTTGTAGATTGCAGTGTTATAAGTACTGGCAATCGGTAGTTGACGTGTAGCACCTGCATAGGGCATAAAGTCAACACGGTTAATAGCTTCTAGGCCATAGGGAGCGGAAACGGTTGGATAAGCCATTTAAATCTCCTTGATTGGTTAAAATTAACTACCTTTGCCAAAGCTAGACGATGACTTCTTCTCAGAGAAAAGAGGCATACGTGGGTCGCTTTGACGCATCAAACTATTGTCTACAGCCTCTGACTGAGATTCGCTTTGTTGGGCGTAATACTTATTACGCTGTTCTACGAATTCGGTTGGAGTCTTGCAAAGCAATAATCCGCCAATCTCAATATTGTCTTTAAAACGACTATTGGGATCAACTAGCAGTTGAAACTGGGGTTGCTCATCAATCTTAACTGGCTCCCAACCCTCACGCAATTTAGCGGAAAGATTACGAGGATCGGCCTGATTATTAGTAGCAACACGGACCCAACGATAAGAAAAACCGGGCTGTTTATCTGGTTCAGGTAACAGCTCAGGCTGTGCCCACTGCTTTGGACGCTCTGCCTGTACACGAGTTTCAATACTACGTGGTTTACGATTTTGTTCCATTATTGTGCTCCGTTCATTTGTTCAGCAACCTTTTTGGCGTATAGATCAAGCGGTACCCCTAACCGTTTAGCAATAGCTACTTGGCTTTTGGTTAGCTTAATCTTCGATGGCGCTACACTGCGAGTCGCTGGTGCAACCACATTTGACGCCGGTTTGGCACGGCTTTGAGTTTCCTCTTCTGCCGGTTTTGTTTCTTCTACTTCGCTCCCTGTATCGAAATACTCGGGGTATCTTTTTCGCATTGTAACATCAATTCGCTTAAAGTAAGCATCGGAACCAATATAACTTTTTCCAAATTCTTTCTCTAGTTTCTTGTGCAACCCAAGAGCAGTAGCACTCATTTCATCGTCATCACCGTACCAAGGGTTTTCATCTAGCCACTCGGAGGTCTTTGGATCAAGTTGAGGTTGTTGCTCTTCTTTTGGTAACTGTACATCAATTTCTCTAGCTTGCAAGGGCTTTAATGAATCAGCCTTGTCCATCTTTAACGTTGCTTGCGAAATACGTTGCTGCGCATCGGCTATTAATTCACCATCGCCTGCATCATAAGCCTCTTTAAAAGCACGTTTAGCGGCTTCAAGTTCGTACTGAGCTGAGGTTTTACCCTGTTCAATATATACTTTGCTGCCTTCTTCAAGCTGTTCCTGAAGTCGTTTGTTTTCCGCAATAATGCTTTCAGCCAGCTTAATCGCTTCTTCTTTCTCACGAACAGCAGCTTCCTTAGCACGACGCTCATCGTGGTAGCCACGAGTAAACTTTTTAATGCGTTTCTGAACTTTGGCGTCATACTGGCCTAGTTCGTCTTCATCAACATCTTCAGGGGGTTCGGCTGCTTTAAAGCCTCTGTCCTTTTCAGGGGTGTCATCCTCGATCTCAATCTCAGGGGCTGCCGCTTCTACTGCTTCTGCGGGTTTACCCTTAGGTTCTTCATCGGGAAACGTGTATTCTTCCATTTCTAGATTATTTTCTGACATTTATAGCTCCTTATGCACGTTTAATACCACGGGGGTCTTGTACAACAGCTTCCACAACGTCATCATTAATTAGTCTAAATTCACGACCATGAATGAGTAAGCGGGAACCTGAGTTTGGTCTTACAAGGATAAAATCTCCCTGTTTACACCAAGGCCCATTGGGAAAACGGGTTTTGTCCGAATAACACTCCGGACCTAGTTTTACTACGAATAATACGGTGGTCAGCACTTCTTCCACACGCATTGTGTCATCCGACTTTAAAAGCTCACTTCCGTCGAAATTCTTTTCTGCTTCTGGTATTGCACAGAGGATATGGTATCCAACTGGGTCAGGTAGTTGCCTACCCTTTTCGTCAGCTTCTTTGTCGAGTAGCGCAGACAAATCAACCGCCTTATTTAAATCAAGACTCATCAGAGTTCTCCAATCGTTGCACGAGGTCTTTGGTTATTTGAATGGCTGACTCTAGACCTCGGATAGCGCCAACCACTTGACGGTACTCCTCCATGTTGGCAGGGCGTCCCGTCGATAAAAACTGAGTATGATTAGAAATCTGTTCTTTAAACTCGTTGATTAAATAATCAAGTTCTTTCACCTATTTTCCTCTTTCTTGGTGTTTTGCCTATTCTCACGTGCAAGGGCTGTTTGCTCTTTTGATTTAGCAATATCTACCCCGATTTTTGCGCCCTCTAGACCCTGCTTAGCACGTAGCTGAGCCTTGTCATTTTGGACTTTTGCTCCAACGTTCATACCAGCAATACGCTCTTGGGAACGAATTCGCTCTTGCTCAATCTCGATCTGGTCCGCTTTAGCTGCTGCGTCTGCAACAAACTTGCGTTCCTTAATGTCGATGTCTTTAGCTTTGAGCTGCAATTCCTGTTGCTGCAACTGGATGAGTGGGTCTTGTGCTTGCTGCTGTGCTTGCTGCTGGGCAGCTTGTTGTTGGTTTTGACCAAGCAACTGTTGTGATGCTTGAGCTGCCAACTGAGCCACACGGTCTGCAACTTCTGGAGACATGAGTGGTGGATCTTCGCCTTCTTTCACTATAGGCAACGGCATACCCATCATCTGCTCTACTTGACGGCGGTACTCGAAGCCAACGTGCTCATTGACGTGCGCCAACATGGAAGCCTGGAGAGCCTGTGCCATCTGTGGGTTTTGGCCCAAAATAGACTGGATCTTCGGATCTTGCATAGCTGACATGTGCACTGCAATATGCGCCTGGTGATTCTGTTCGATAAACGCTTTGACTGGTTTGTTCTTAAGAATATTTTGGTTCTCAGTAACTGGGTCAGTCGGCTTCATGTCTTCTTCCATAGGAATCAACTTGTTAGCGTTCTTAACTCCTAGGACTTCCACCATCTGACGGTGGAGAAGCGGGAGGTTGTATAGCTGTGGGGCAGTCTGAGCCAACTGAAGTACCGCTTGGTACTGAACGATCTTCTGCGCCATCGTTGCTGCATTAGGATCACTGACCGGAATAACATCAACTGCATCGTAGTCGCTTTTCTTCGCCCAACGTGAACCTTCTTCCGGCTCATATGTGTACTCCTCAGGTGTGTAGTCAGCAATAATGTTCTTAAGTAACTTGAACTCAGACTTCATTGCATAGTGGATGCGGGCCTGAACAGCGGACATTACCTTGAGTGTGCGCTCCAAGATTGCCAAGGTTGTACCAACAGGGGCGTTAGCCGACATGTCAGAAATTTTAGTATCCCCTGCAGTTGCAAACGCACGGCCTTCAGCAATAATCTGACCTAGTAACTGGAACAGAGTTTGGCTTGGCTCTTTGTATGGGAGGGGTAGAATATTGTCCTTAATAGAACCCGACGGTACATCGACGTCTCTGAACTCTCCTGGTGCGATTGGGGTGTCGTCGCCTTTGACTCGTAAGCCACGTGACTTGAGTCCTCCGGGAAGATTAGCCAAAGTACCAGCGTCAACAAGCTGACGAATAATACTAGTCGCACTACGTGCATAGCCACCGATGAGGTGAATGAGACCATAGCCATAGAAGCCAAATCCTGGAATGTATTGATAATGTACAAAGTGGTTGCGTTTTAGATTGAGGGTGTCGTCCTCATACCAGTTACGACGGATTGAGAGAATCGTGCTTGTACCCTTCTCAATAGTCACTACATATGGCAGTGCAATATCATCTTCGTCTTCAAAGCCAGGCATCTGGTAGTTGACGTGCATCTCAAGAATACGATAGCGATCATCCGTTGAGGCAGTGTAACCACTCTCTTCGGCTTTGCGTTTCTCAATATCGTCAAGAACTAGTACGGGGTCACCTAGGTCAACATCACAGTAGAACCCAGCGGCTTGGAGCTTTTTAATCTCGTTTTTGGTCTTACGCATCACGTGGGTTACACGATCTGCAGTTTCTAAATTAGCTGCGCCGTAAGGGACAATCATGTCTTCAGCTGGGATAAACATTGCTACTTGGCGGCCCAATGACGGATCGTAGTAGACTTTCTTAAACGCTGAGCCTGCCAACGGCAACGCCCATAATAACTTCTCGTGCTCAGGACGATACTCAGTCATGGTATCTGTGAGCTTGTAGTTCATGTCCTGCTCAACACGCAAAGCAGCGTTTTTCTTCTCTACTGTTTCTTTACCGATAATTTGAGTACGTACGGGACCTGCTGCGGGGAATGTCTCCATAATAGCTTCGGACTGGAAGCGTACTACTGACTCGGTTAACATTGGATGGAACACACCACAAGCGCCAGCCCACGGCTCAATACGCTCTTCCATTTTCAAACCAAGCAGTTTCAAACCATCAACGTAGGTATCAACCCAGTCTTTGCGAGCACCAATGTCTGCATCAAACAAAGCAACTAAGTCACTAGCTAGTTCTTGAAGGTCGCCCTCGGACATATTCTCCGCTAGGTTTTCATCAAACTCTTCTGAGTTACCTTTTTTAATCTCAAGAATTGGTTGCCCATCTATGCCAATGCGAACTGCTTCTGGATCCTCAATCTCAATCTCTAACTCAGGACCTTCCATTAACCCCACTTCTTCATCAATGGATGTTGGAGCTGCATATAAACCTTTTTCAATTCCCATAATTCACCTATTTCTTTAACGTTGCTTGGTTCGTTTTTTTGTTGTACTTGTAGTCTTCTGGTGAATGCTTCCCACCGCTGGCTTTTGCTGCTCTATCTTTAGCCCGACCACTAGCACCTAATTTTTGCCGCTCTTTACCTTTTTCGGTTAGCTTGCCATCTTTTAAAATCCCAAATTGAGTTAGCCTACCAATAGCTACAGCTTTGGCATCTTTTACACCCTTGGAACCTAACTGGTTCGTTAACCGTTTTACAATACTAGACATTGTAATACCCCGCATGCTTGCTGGATTTAAAATATTTGATGTCTTCCGGCTCATCACTTGGCAACCGTAAGAACCCCCCATTCCTGAACCGCATTAAAGCCAAAGTCATCGAGTCAGTTAAGTCGTCGTGCTCGCCAGACGGAAACGCAGCCACTTCATCAATTAGCTCCTCTGCCCAACGAGTAGCCGGTGCCCATACTTTACCACTTGCAAAGATGTCTGCGACACTATTTAACCTAGATATTTTATCCTGTCCTTTGCCCGGACTGTATTCCGCAACGGGTATACCCATTCTACGCAGTTCTTGAATCAGGGGTGCGCCGGCAGCCTTTTTCTCAATGAGGAAAGCATCCGGTTCATAGTCCATGTAATGTTCATACGCTTTCGCCTTGAGTTCCGGGAACTCCAACCGCTCTTTAAAGGCCGATAAAAGTATGATGTTAGGGAGATTGTGGTCCTCCTCATCGTAGAAGACGCCCCAAGTTGTGCATGCAGAATAGTCATTGACCGTCTTTTTTTCATGCGCCGTATCCCATGCCTGGATTGTAAATTCACAGTGCGGCGGATCCTCATGATCCCATATCTTCCACCATTCTCGTTTAATAATCGCCGAGCTATCTGAAGTCGGCTCCTGCATATACTGCGCCATCCACTTGCTGTTAGGCAATTCAGTGTGTAGCGCTTCTAATTCTTTCTTGCTCCAGAACTCAGGCCATAGCGGGTTGCCACTAGGTAGGATTGCGGGGAACTCAATCACTCGCCACTCATCGCCACCTCGTTTTGCTGCGGACTTCATCACCTGGGCAGTCAAATCTTTTAGTGACCACCGGGTCATCACAATAACAATCGCACCCCCTGGCTGGAGACGCTGGCGTGGACCTGATGTATACCACTCATAAGTCTTGTCGTAAATTTCTGGGTTAAATGCAGCTAACGCCGCCTCTTGTTCGGAGTGCGGATCGTCAATAATTAGAATATCAGCACCTTTACCAGTAACAGCACCACCCACACCAATAGCGAAGTAGTCACCCCCAAAATTAGTATTCCAACGACCTGCCGCTTTGGAGTCCGACTGTAGTTCGATGGCAGGAAACATTCGCTTATATGCGTCAGAGTCCACCAAGTTCCTGACTTTACGTCCGAAGCCCACTGCAAGCTCTGCTGTATGAGACGTTTGAATAACTTTTTTGTTCGGATACTTACCCAAAAACCAGGCGGGTAGTAAATAAGATGCAAACTCCGATTTCGTATGGCGAGGAGGCATGTTGATAATAAGTCTTTTACATTTCCCACTGGCAACGTCCTCAAACGCTCTAGCCATCTTCTCATGGTGCCTCCCGTGAATAAAGTCAGGCCAAACTTGGTGTACAAATGCCATAAAGTCAGTCTGGCACAGCTCTCTTTCCTCTCGAGTCTCTAACTCGCCCAGTATTTGGATGATCTCTGCTGCCTCTTCTTTAGGCAACGAGTCCAGGAAGGCTTGGCGTTCTTCCTTAGGTAGAGATTTAAAGAACTCTAGGGCGTCAGTCATCAAAATCCACGTCTTTTACTATGTTTTTTACCTTGTTGCGGCCTAATTCTTCATCCAAATCAATGACAACCATCTTTTTCTTCTTCTTTTCTGATGCTTTTACTTCTTCTACGTCGCCCATATAGCGAGATAGCTTCTTCATTAGCTCTTCTTTTAGCTCGTCAGTGGACTTTGTGTTGACAGAAACCTCTAGTTTGTCCGCAAACATACCTAATTGGCTCAATCTACCCAGACTTTCTAGTGCACGCAGCCTATCTCCAGCCTTTTCGCCTAGCGCAGTGGGGTCTGACTCTTCTATAAGACGTGTTGTGACGTAGGTCTTAAGTTTAATTGTGTCTTCAATGACATCATTTTGGTATTTATCAATCAGTCCCTTAAGCCAGTTCGCAGTTTCTACGTTAAAAGGCCGCCTTCTGGCGTCGGGACTACCTGTAAATTGTTTGACTGCTTCTCTTGCGCCCCGCTCTATTTGCTTACGGTACACACTTGGATCTGGATCCCATCCGTTGGCAACAAGAAACTCTGCAGTATTAAATGCAGCTTGGGCACGGGTTAACAAATCTCCAATTTCTTCGGGTTCGAAGTTGGTGGGGATCGGAAATAGTTTTTCTGGTGTTGCAATAATTGTCATAAGAGGAAAAGTTGGCACTCCTAGTTGACGCAAGTGTAACACAAATAATTGGGGGCGCAAGGCCCCCTAGGTACTACTTAGTTTTTGCTGTGTTGAAGAAGTCTTTAACAATGGTGTACCAGAACTCGTTTACTTCTTTAATGCGCTCTGCCAATTCTTCGAACTGCTTGGTTTGTTTAGTGAAATCAAACATGGCGTTTTCCTTTTGGTTAGTTGGGGTTCCGTTTGGGAACCTTTTGTGTAGTATATCACACAATTGTTGCGCTGCAGCATGTATACACTTTTTGGCTTTTTTTAAACATGTTTTGTAGACATGTATAGATTTTTTAAATTTTTATATATACCCCCCGGGGTAAGGGGACCCAAGAAAAAGAGGGTGGGGGTGTTTTTGTAAAGAAAAAGCAAAAGATTGTAAAGAAAAATATATAGGGGGTGGGGGGTCGGCTGAGAAATTTGTAATCGACTGTGCATTTCTTAGTACATAGTGGACGGGGGGGACTCCTAAATTCTAAACGGGGCGTGGGGGGTGGA